TATTCGCATTTCACAGCAACACCTGGTAATTCAGTTCCAGCGCCACCTTATATCTGTTTTCTTGTGGACGGTTCAGCAAATTTAATGGCTGATAACAAGGTCTATCACAAAATAAATGATTTAAATATAGAGCTTTATACAACAAAAAAGGACTTGGTTGCAGAAGCCAAGCTTGAAAAGGTCCTAGACGATCATGAAATACCGTATGACTCGTATGGGGTTTTTATTGAATCTGAGAAATTATTTCAAAAAACATATGAAACGAGGTTGTTGTAAATGAATGAAAACAAGGTAACATTCGGTTTGAAAAATGTACATTACGTGCCATTTGATAGTAAGGATTTCTTAGTTACATTTGGAACACCAATTCCATTACCTGGTGGAGTCGAACTAACTTTTGAGCCGCGTGGTGATTTAATTGAATTCTATGCAGATGACATGCTTTATTACGCGGCAAGTAATAACCAGGGTTACGATGGAACATTAAGTATTGCTACTATTCCAGAAAAGTTTGCTATTGATGCACTTGGTGAGGAATTAGACGAAACAGATGGTGTATTAAATGAATTGGCGGATGCAAAAGGAAAGCCATTCGCATTATTATTTGAGTTTGATGGTGATGTCAATGCAACTCGACATGTTATGTATAACTGTTCAGCAAGTCGTCCAACACTTGCATCTAAAACAAAAACAAGTTCTGCTGAACCAAATACAAATGAATTGAAGTTTGTTTCTAGCCCAATTGTTTTAGTACCTGGTGGAAGACCAATGGTTAAAACGAAAACGACTGCTAAAACAACACAAGCAATTTATAACGACTGGTACAAAAAAGTATATGTAAAAACATCGGCAGCACCAAAAGGAGCGTAATTATAAATGGAAAAGACAATTACTATAGATGGAAAACAAGTTCGATTAAAAAGCACAGCGGCAACAGTTAAAAAGTACAAGGCACAATTTAGACGTGATTTATTTGCGGATATGTTTGGATTAGGAATCATTTCACCAATCACACCTCAAGATGGTTCACAACCTACTATTGATTTAGCAAATGCTGATTTAAGTAAAGTAGATTTTGAAGTTATTTATGATTTAGTTTGGTTATATGCAAAAACAGCAAACCCTGAAATTGCTGATCCGATTACATGGCTAGATGGATTTGATGAATTCCCTATTTCTGAAATTATTCCAGAAATCATGGATCTGATTCAAAGTACGATGGGAGCAAAAAAAAAATAACAGGAAATGATGAAGAGCAAGGGACATTCAGTGATGAAGAATTAACCACTGATTTGTTCCTTGCTCTTTGTTATAAAGCAAAATTATCACATGGTGATTTAGAAGAAATGACTATTGGTGATTGTTTTGATTACATCGCAGAGTTTGCTGAAATGGAAGATCCAGACAAAGAAAAAGTTAGAAAAGCAAACCAAAAAGATTACGATGCGTTCTAGGAAATGAGGTGAGAAAATGGCAGGAAGGATTAAAGGAATTACGATAGAAATTGGTGGAAATACTCAACCGTTACAAAATGCTTTAAAAGATGTAAATAAACAAAGTGATGCTTTGGCTAAAGAATTAAAAGATGTTGAGCGTTTATTGAAGTTTGATCCTGGTAATGTGGAAGCATTAGCGCAAAAACAAAAATTACTTACACAACAAATTGAGAATACAACACAGAAGCTAGATAAATTAAAAGCAGCGGAACAACAAGTGCAAGCTCAATTTCAAAACGGTAAAATTTCTGAAGAACAATATCGTGCATTTAGGCGTGAAATTGAATTTACAGAAGGGTCACTTAATGGTCTTAAAAATAAACTAGGGAACATGAAAGCCGAGCAAGAGAATGTAGCAAGTTCTACAAGACAACTAGAAACATTGTTTAGAGCTACAGGAAAAAGCGTTGATGATTTTGCAGGAGCATTAGGAAATCGTCTTGTGAATGCAATTAAAAGCGGATCGGCTACAAGTCGCCAGTTAGAACAGGCAATTGGTCTTATTGGTCGTGAAGCTCTAGGGGCAGAAACAGATATAGAAAAATTACAGCGTGCACTTCGTTCTGTAGATGCTGGAAATTCCATACAACAAGTACGAAATGAGTTAAGAGATTTACAACAAGAAGCTACTCAAACTGAAAAAAAGTTTGAAGGATTACAAGTAGGGTTAGAAAATGTTATAGGTGGTATAGCAACTGGCGCTGGTATATCCACTGCTATTGAAAAAGCAATGGATATGTCAAAGCTAAAAACAAAAATTGATGTATCTTTTGAAGTGCCGGAGTCATCTAAAAAATCAGTTGAAGAATCAGTAAGGGCTGTTACTGCATATGGTGTCGATATAGATGAAGCTTTAGAAGGAAACCGCAGGCAATGGGCATTAAATAAAGATGCTTCTGATGAAACGAATGCAGCTATAGCTAAAGGAGCTGCTGGTATTGTAGCAGTTTATTCCGATATTGATTTTACTGAATTGATACAGGAAGCGAACGAAATTGGTGCAACCTTGGGAATTACGAATGAGGAAGCTTTAGGACTAGTTAATACCCTTCTTAAAACAGGTTTTCCACCTGAGCAATTAGATATTATTGCTGAATATGGTGACCAAATGATACAAGCAGGCTTCACAGCTAAAGAAGTACAAGGAATCATGTCGGCCGGTGTTGATACGAAAAGTTGGAATATCGATAACCTTTTAGACGGTGTTAAAGAAGGTCGTATTAAAATGGCTGAATTTGGTGCGGGTGTTGATAAGTCTATGCAAGAGGTTTTAGACAAAACAAAGATTTCAGCAGATCAGTTTGAAAAATGGGGTCAAGCTATAGCTCAAGGTGGTGAGGGTGGACAGAAAGCTATGCTTGAAGCAACGAAAGCTCTAGCTGGTGTTGAAAATGCAACGGATAGAAATAAGCTTGGCACAAAAATGTTCGGTACCCTTTGGGAAGACCAAGGAAAGAAGATTATTGATACCATTTTAAAAGCGGAAGGGAAACAAGTTGATTTAAAAAAAGGTGTAGAAGATTTAAATAACACCACCTCTAAATTAGATGCGTCTCCAGCAGCTAAAATGCAAAAAGCCATGAATGATTTACAGAAGGCACTTGAAACAGTGTTAGTAGTGATAGCAGACCTTGTTTCGAAATTTGCAGAATGGGTTTCTAATAATCCAGAATTAGCAGCAACGTTAACAGCTATTGGTGTTGCTATTGGAGTTATTTCTGGTGCAGTTATGGCTCTTGCTCCTATAGTTATGGCGGTCATGAGTCTATTTAAAATCGGAGCGTTAGCAGCGACCGGATTTGTTGCTGTAATTCCTATTATTATAGCTCTTATAGCAGCGTTAGGTATTGCGATTTATAAAAATTGGGACGATATTCAAAAATGGACCATTGAAGTGTGGAATTCAATTACAGAGTTTCTAACAGGGATTTGGGAAGGTATATCACAATGGGCAAGTGAAACATGGAATAGTATTAGTGAATCTACATCGGAAGTTTGGAACTCGATTAAAGAATACTTAATAGAGCTATGGAATGGGATAGTTGAGTCCCTATCTGAAATATGGAATTCGATTGTTGAAACTACTACGGAAACATGGAATTCCATCGTAGAGTATTTAACAGGAATTTGGGATGGAGTAGTTGAGACACTATCAGAAGTTTGGGATGGTATCAGCCAAACCACTTCCGAAGTGTGGACAGCGATTAGTGAGTTTTTCATTAGCACCTGGAATGGATTAGTTGCCTTTCTAACTCCTATTTTACAAGGTATTGCTGATTTCTTCTCTATGATCTGGAATGGCATTTCCACAGTGATTCAAACGGTATGGAATTTCATTACGCAATACTTACAAGCGATTTGGACAGCTATTTTATATTTTGCTACACCAATATTTGAAAGTATCAAGAATTTCATTTCTGAATGTTGGAATACCATTAGCGCTACTACAAGCTTTGTATGGGAAACGATTAAGAATTTCTTAGTTGCCTGTTGGAATGGGCTTGTAGCATTTGTTATGCCGATTTTTGAACAAATCAAGTCTTGGATCATTACTGTGTGGGATACAATCAGTTCAGCAACAATCGCTGTATGGAATGCAGTGAAGAATTTCTTACAAGCATGCTGGAATGGGTTAGTTGCTTTTGTAATACCAATATTCACTTCCATAAAAGACTGGATTGTAAATACATGGAACACGATTAGCTCCACAACAAGTGCAGTATGGAATACGATTAAAAGCTTCCTTTCTAGTTTATGGAACTCAATTGTTTCCACAGCAAGTTCTGTATTTCATAACATCAAAGAAGCTATTTCGACTGTATGGAATATGATTAGTAGTACAAGCAGTAGTATTTGGAACGGTATTAAATCAACCCTCTTAAATATTTGGGAAGGTATAAAGTCAACCGCATCTTCTGTCTGGAATGGACTGAAAGATGCAATTATGACTCCTGTTCGTTGGGTAACAAGTGCTGTGAGTGGAGCATTTGAAGGAATGAAATCCGCAGTATTAGGCGTATGGGACGGTATTAAAAGTGGTATTCGTACGGCTATCAATGGAATCATTCGTATTATTAATAAATTTATAGATGGCTTTAACACACCAGCAGAATTGTTAAACAATATACCAGGTGTTAGTGCTCCAACTATTCCACATGTACCAATGCTTGCTAAAGGTGGAAAGCCTGTAGGTGATGGTTCATTTATCACAGGAGAAGCCGGACCGGAGTTATTTACGAAGAAGGGCAATTCAATCACAGTTACACCTTTATCATCGAAAGAAAAATCACTCGGTATTACTGGGACTATGAATCAATTAATGGGTGATATGAGTCGTATGATGGCTAGTTCTATGAGCCAATTATCGGGTTTAAAGTCTGTTATGAGTGGTGTGTATGGAAGTATGTCAAATAGTAGACAAGCTATGACAAGCAGTGTATCAAATCAAGTATTTAATAACTCACTTGGATCATCTGGTGACGGAGCAATTCCGATGCTTGGTGGTGATTTGGTTGTTGAGGTTCCTGTTGTTATAGAGGGACGAGATGTGGCGCGTGGTACATATCGATATACAACCGAGTACCAAGAAAGAGAAAAACAAAGAGACTCAGCCTTTTAGGTTTGGGTTTCTTTATTTTATAAAGAAATGAGGTGTCAACATGAGTTCTTTTACATTTAACAAAATACGTAAAGGCTTTATTCAAATTGCGAAAG